ATTAGATCGTTTTCTGTCTTGTAGACGCCTTCAATATCTACATAAGAACCAAAAAATCCACTAGTCAAATAGTGGTCAACCCCGTCCTCATTATTTTGAGGAACGGGGGAGACGGCACCTTTAGACTTGGGATCTTCGTCTTCAATAGAAAAACCAAAAAGTTTGGCCATAATTAATTAAGTTGTACTTGGTCTTCTTAGTATTTATCAGGCGTTAGTTCCGGGCTTTTCAGGATAGTAGTACTGAATCTGGAACTCAACTGGGAAGTCCTCAATGATATCGGTGGTTTCGTAAGAAAGATCGATCTGACCAACACTAGTTGGGAAGATGTCTACAAATCTGTACTGTGCAATAATGTTTGCAGTTCCACCAGAACCTTGAGTAGCACCTTGCTGTTGGGATGCATTTCTACCCAACTGATACACGGTTGCTTGTCCCATATAATCATTAGGATCATTCATACCAGCATGATTCTCATACTGTGCAATATTTTGCATCCATGCTTCGAATGCTCTTCTGTGATTGAAACTTTCATCGTTGATGATAGTAACAGTCCAAGATTCGAAACTTCTATCTCCAGCAACCTTTAGAGTTCTACCTCTGAAAGGAATGTCGATAGGTGAGACGTTTGAAGGGGGTAGTGCTGCTGCCTTGCAGAGGAATCTGAAGTTATCAGAATCAAACTCCCCAGTTCCGTCTCCCTGAATACCGATGTCTACAGCGGCAGGGAAAGTTACAGAGACCTCGAACAGGTTGGGGCGTGCGCCGCCACCAACCAGTTTAGATTTAAAAGCAGAAATGCCTCTAGTTGGAATTGTTGCCATTGTTGGAATCCTCCGTTTGTGTTAATTGATTATGATCAAACTCTGCCGACTACTTCCTGGAAATCAACTCCAGTTCTAGTAGCAACAAATGTTAGGGTTACATAGTTAATAGATCTCGCTGGCTTCAAGAAGATGTCCGCACGGAATTCATTGTTATCAATTACACTTGGAGTGTTATTAGTCTCATCACAGATTACTCTGAAGTCAAATAGACCACGCTTCGCTTGAACGTCACGTAGGTAAGGTTCAACGACATTGACGAAGTTTGCTCTGGTTACTGCATCGTTGAACTCAAAGAGAGTTGCGTTTGCAGTTCCACGGAGTGCTTGCTCAACAACTAGGAACAGGCGACGGACGTTGATTCTATCGAATGCAGATGCATAAGATAGTGCAGTCTTATCTCCGAAGAGCATAACACCTACGCCACTTTGATTAACGATTGGGTTAACTCTTGCCTCATAGAGAGTATCTCTCTGTTCCTTAGTAGGACTTAGTGCAAGTTTGACAGCATTGTTTAGAATGCCTCTTTGCTCACCTGCTGGGGAGAACCAGGGGAAAGCAGTTACTTCAGTTCTTGCCATCAAACCAGCAACGTCTGCGTTACATGGTACGTATACAAACTTGTTATTGAATCTATCAAATGTATACTTATAACCGCTGTCAAATACAGCGTAAGATGATGAAGAAAGTGGAGCGAAGAACTTAGTGATGTTTGAAACTTGTGTATCGGAGTTAGTTACGTCAACGACGTTTCCTCTATGTGGGGAGATAACTGCGACACAATCTTTTCTCGCATTAGCGATAGAGATTAGTTTGTTTGCCTTTGCTTGAGACTCTAGTTGAGTTGCAAGTCCAGGTCCCATGATTAAGAAATCAACCTTATGCTCTTCAGTATTGTTGAGAAGATCATATCCAGTATTAAGATCACCCAAACTTGCGGTCATTCCACCACTTGCCTGATAATCTTGACCACCAACTAGGGTATAAGTTACTCTACCAAGAGAACTGTAGATGGAGGATTGTGCATTGGTATCCCAAAGTCCTTGTGCAGTAGTTCTTGGGACAAATCCATTCGCCTGAGTAGTATCAAAGCGAATTGCTAGAGGTTCAGTTCCATTGATTCCATCTACACCAGTAGATAGATTAGCACCACTGAAGATATATGCAGAATTGTCTGCAAGATAATCTTTCCAGTAGATTGAGGTAGGTGCATTAACTGCAGAAGTAGCATCAGTTGCCTTGGAAAGTCCAAGATGAGTTTCTAGAATCTCATTTTGAATTCCAGAGACATCACCTTTAGCGTCAACGACTGCAACGTGAATCTCATCATTAACACCACTTCTTTCATTTGCAAAAGTGGTAGTTCCTGGTTTTGGTGCTAGTGATTTCCAGTAAACAGTGCTTCCAGTTAGACCCAAGGTCTGCTCATTGTACCAATCAGCAGTGGTATTTACCGTGATGGTTTCTTCTACTGAAGAAGCAGTTAGGGTTAGGTCATCACCTGTTACAGTGCCACCAATAGATACGTGAGAAATTGTGATAGTCTCACCATCCTTGTAGTAGCGACCACCACCTGCAATGGTAACGGTTGAAATTCCACCAACGTTATTTCTAAAGACGTTGAAGGTTGCTCCAGTTCCGTCAGTTGCAGTTCCAGTTACACCAGAGTAGGTTTGGTTTGCTTCTGAAAGAATGGTTGAGAATCCAACGGTAGTAATACCAGTTAGAGCGTTCTCAGGAGAGATTAGACTTCCAGTATCGTCATAAAGATAAACTTTATCTGCTGCATCGATAGATGCTGCTGAATCACCTTCTGCATAATCGACGAAGGTTTCAGTTCCAGTGGTATCTACTCTAGATACAATCTTGACTTCTAGTTCAGATCTACTGTCTGCATTTGAAGTAGTTACAATTCCAGTAACAATACCTTTTAGATATCCATTGAAATTGCTAGTAGTTCCGTTACCAACAATGGGTACATTGGTTAGAGTTGCGGTGATTCCGTATCCAACTAATGAGGTAGTTGCAACAGAAACGTTTGCAAACTTGGTCTCATCAATTCTTAGGATTTGGTCTCCACCATCATCGATGACGCAAACTTGTAGTGAGTTTCCGTGCTCTCCGGGATTCTTTGCAGCGAATGCCCAGTTGACGCTATCACCGTCATAGTTTGACAGGTAATCGTCGTAATTCTTGATCTTAACGCTTTGAGTAGTTACTGCGAATCCTACTGCAGCGTTCTTTAGATTGGTTCCATCTACGCGAACAACCTTTGCAGTGCCGCCATAAGATAGGTAACTTGCAGCACTCATCCAGTACTCGTAGTGCAAATTCTCCGCTTTAGGGCGTCCAAAGGTATTAAGAAGTTCTTGCTCGTTGGAAATGTCAACAACCTCCTCTACAGGCCCTCTTGAAAAGGGTGCAGCAATTGCTCCGACATTTAGTAGAACGTTATCCTGTCTACCTACGGTTAAGTCAACTTCTCTGACGAGGACGCCTGGAGATAATTGAGGAGTAGCCATTCGTTTTTCTCCTGGTCTCAGTGGTATTTCTCTAAAAAATATTTATAAAAAGCACCCCTTTCAAGTGATAAAACCATGCATGAACAGTCTACCAGTCTGGATATTCCCAATCTAAGACCTTTTTTGGTTTCTTTCTAGTTTTCTTTATCCTATCAATAGTGCATTCTTTGCACTCATAAGAATATGCCGATGGTTGATATTTGTTCTTCCTTATTCTATAGAATCCATCAATTAAGTTTTTAGTCTTGCTACAACTTCTACACTTTCTTTCTGCAAGATATAAATGTTCTACCTGGAAACTATCTTCTAAATCCATTATAAGTTGTAGTCCCACATGTATGACATGTCACCATACTCATCAGTGTGCCAACGGTCACCTTGATTATCAACGAATGATGCCTCATCATTCACACCATCAACAATGAATCCAAATGGTGCCATATCCTGTTCCACTTGATTCTTTTGTTCATCGTAGAATCTCTTTCTAATATCTTGATCTGTAATTTCTTTGAAGTATTCTTGTAGAATCAACCAAGCATACATTACGAGACACATTACTAGGTCATCGTTACATCCTTCTTCTGCTTCAAATGACGCACCCTTTTGAATAAACGTTGTCAACTCTCTGATGATTTCATAATCAACGAATGAAATCTTTTGATCTTCGATTAATGTTTTTAAGTTAAGGCAACCAGTCTTCTTAGTTGCTTTTGACATCTTGACACCAAGTTGCACTTTACTTCCGGAGAATCCTTGTCCAAGAACTTGACCTGCACGTCCTCTCATAGAAGTCATTAGAACATTGGGGTACTCAAGGTCATAATGCAAACCAGATGCAACTTGATCTCCAATATCATTTACTTCACATAAAACAAATGCATTATTATATGAGTTTGCAACTTCTC